TTCGGTAGCCGTGCTTTAAGGCACTAGCTCGTACCTTTGATACTCTTCTTCGTTTTGCCATAAATTATTTATCGTAACGTACTATAAAAGTAGTGTCTGTGTTTGTTGGTAATTGTGTTGGAGTTCCTAACTTTGCTACTGCTACCATTTCGCCATTATCGTTATATAAACCAACAGAAGTTACGTACGGCTTAAAGAATGAGTGAGTGGTGAATGGCTTAAACTCATACTGTCCGTTAAGTGGATTATAAACTTGCAACGTTGGATTATTGCTTCGATTAAATTCACCAGCTCCAACTGTACATGAAACTTCTTTTTCATATATAGTATGTGTACCTCTTGCTGTTGCCTGATCAATGTCCATAAATCTTGTAGGTATTGCTCCTAGTACAGCCATTCCGTGGGAGTAGAATATATTCCCAACAATCGTATCACCTTTTCCAACTGTGTGATAGGAACAACTCAGATCAGCCATTGTCAATGCTTCATTGTAGAGTTTGACGTTATCAATAAATCCACTAAAAGTTGATCCTGGAACAATGTCTATATACTGCCCATACGATGAAGAGGCTCTGTTACCGATTACCACATTCCCTTTGTTTGAGCATAGTGTTGGTTCTTCAATCTCAGAACCAGAAGCTACTAATACGTTATCAAGGTACAAACTGAATAATGATCCAGACTTGATAACTGCAGCATGATGTAGTTGGCCTGAATGAACACTCGCTGCGCTAGAGGTTAATGCTAACCTAGCTATTTCGTTTGTTCTATAAAATGCAAGACTTCTTAATCCCTCGTTTCCTATTATCTCAAGTCGGTAAGGACACCTATCTTTAACTTGGTATGTGTACACGTTTCCGTTTTCATCTACACGATCTAGTAAATCTCCCTCTCCTTCTTTGGTTATTATTGTTGGTGTGCCAACAGCCCCACTGTCTAAATTAAACATTGCTGTTATTGAAAAGTCGCTGTTTTCAAAATTATAACTTTGCTTATACTCACGAACGTCTCCAGGTGATATGACTATACTGCTTGTGAGTGACATTGAAAAATACGGTATTGTGCCTAACAAGTCACCAGCTTGTGGTAGTGGGTATGAAGCAGATGGATATGTGTACGACATTGTCATGAAACGTATGTTATTGTACTGCGTTTTCATGTTCCAGTTACCTCGATTGAAATCACTCTCAAACGAAACGTAGCCATCATTATACTCCTTTGTGTTTTTTTCTGTTGATGAATCGTATTTGTACACATCTCTGGTAGGCCATGCTCCGACTAAACTTGCAGATACTGAGTTTTTAACATATACTGCTGGATTCCATGGTGAGACTAATCCGCCAGAAACATATAAGTTTCCATGTAAGTCATCTGTGATTTTTAAAGTTTCGTTATTGCTGCCACTTATACAGTAACTTGCACTTATAATAAGTGAGCCTTGTTGTATTCTTTCTCCATACTTTGATTGTGGTAAATCAACAATATACGCTTGATCTTCTAAAAACCGCAATTGGTTGTTTATATTACCTCCTCCAAATACAGCTTTAGTGTTGTTGTAAAAGCTTTCGTAAAAGAGGTGGTTTATGGACTTGTGAACAACTCTTTGAAACTTACGATCAACTGTTATTGGTTCGTGATATTGATAGTGTGGATTACCTTGATCAAATAGTGTGTTTAAAAAATTAAAGTCAGGGTGAGATGGTGCTGGATTGTAATCAGCTTTGTATAATTGATAAGGTGATGCACTACTAGTGGATGGAAACTCAACAAATCTGTTAGAGTAAGATGAGCTAAATCCTAGAAAGCGGTCAAGACTCCAATGATTTGTTTGAAAAATGTTGCCAAATTGACTGTTAGCTGTGAAGTATCCTTCTACTCTAAGATCACCTTTGGTCGCTCCCATCGAAGTTGGATCTGTTATTTCGTAGGTATCAGGATTAAGTGTCCAAAAAACGCTATCCTCCAATGTGCTCGTTGATCCGGCAAACAATCCAATTATAGCTGGGGTTTGGTTTTTTCTTATAGTTGCTTTTATAATAGGAAGTCTAGCTTTCCACTGTCGACAATCTAAAATCTTGCCAAAAGTAAAAATAGAGCCGGCTTTTTGGAAGTTTAAATCTAAACCAACTTCACCGGTCTCATATATAACATGAAATTTTCTATTAAGATTATATGTATTACTGCCTTGGAGAACAGCATCACTGTCTACTAATATGTCAGCAACTCCAGTTGCTACTAATCCTACTTCACACGGAAGTGGTAATGGATTAGCAAACATATAATACAAATGCCCAGTTGACAGTAAAATATAATATATACCAATTGTTTGGGATATTGGTACGTAGTATATGTCTCTGGTGCTGAGTTGACCGTTTAGTAAGAGTGGGATATTGGCAGCGTAAGTAGTTCCACTTCCGTATGTTGATGTACCATACACACCTCCTCCTGGTGCCGGACCTGATCCAGCTGCTGCTATCGAAAACGAGTGACTATGCATTGCTTGCAACGATCCTAAGGAAGAACCCTCTGATCCAGTAAACTCAACAAATACAACACCATCAGGGGCTGTGTTTGAGTTTGCTGTTACTCCTATAATTCGATCGACTGCTGAAGCTCCTTTGCCTTCAGCGTTGATTCCTATAAAAGAGGCTGTTTGTTCATTTGCTACAAAAAGACTCTTACGTTCTAATGACGTGTCAAACACACGACTAGTAAAATCCACAAACGTCGAAACACAACCACCATTCCCACAACCATATACAAAGGTTTCAGGGTAATTTCTAGTGGTTACTCCAATATCAGCAAAAGCTCCGCTTATGTTTGATGCTGTGTAATATTGTGATGCATATTGTGTTGTATTAGCTAAATAAGTCAAGCTACCGGTTAATAAAGATAAAGAAGCAGAAGGATTGCCCGGATCTAATCCCATTCCGAAAATGGTACTTTTAAAAGGAGCTTCAAGTCGATATTCTGCATCAACTAAACCTGGAACGCTTGCTGTTGCTAATATATTGAAATCATCAGATGAATCTAGCTTGTAGATTCTTCCAGTTCCGGGATCAGCTGCGAATATTCTATCCTTGTTGTCGTGTACACCATATCCAGTTACTCCATCACTGCTATCCAAAATACCTAAGGTACGTGGGTGTATGTTTACGTTACTAAAATAGTTATTGTAACATAAATCCCCATCCCACTTCTTGTGTGCTTTGAATGGTGTTAACCTTATATCAGATGCGTCTAAGCTCTTGAATACTCCCGCCATGCGTATAAATATAGCCGTAAAACAAATCCTTCCCGTATAGTGTGAGAAGGATTGTTTTTAGGGTTTTGGTATATTATTAGTAGTCTAGTTTCACCTTAACCAATGCCTCTCTATTGAAGCTCTTCAGTAAAGGTTTGCTTAATTTAGCAACTGCAACTAGTCTATTATTGTCATCATACATTCCAATGGTCGTAATGTAAACACTTGGATTTCTTAACATGCTTGTGTGTTTGAATTCTCCAAGACCTCCAGTTACAAATGTTGGATTGTTTGAAAAGTTTTGATTTTTATTGGTGACTCTCACAAAGTAGTGTGTTGATGTAATTTTTTCTTCACTTCTTGCAGCAAAATACGTAGCACCACTAATAAACATTGAAGCTGTCACTGAATTTTTTGGTTGTCTAGCGGCTGCTGATAGTACTGAAGCTGATCTAGAGTCAAATGGTATTCCCATTTCTTGCTTCAATCGTGCTGCGTTAAATAGCAATACACCATGTTGTGGGTAAAATAATCCGTACGCTATGCTTGAGTGAGATACAGCACCCGATCCACTAACAATGTTAAACACTCGTCCTGCTTCGTTTATTGTAGGAGTAGCTTCTTGACCACTATCATCTATGAAAGAGAAGAATGAAGAGGTAGCACTAGATACAGTTGATCCACTTCCAATCCTCAACTCCCAATTTCCTGGATCAATTTTTTGTTTAAATCTGGCTCTATTTACATTGATAACCACAATATCATCAGGCTCATCAGTTCCACCAGCTCCGTTGTTAAAAGAAAAAATCGTATCTGTTGGCGGTAATAATTGGTTTCTGTATTGTGAGTATATTGCTCTTGTTGGTGTGTCGTTTTCGTTCTGCCCAACTGTGTTTGCATCTCCAAATGATCCACTTCCAACCCTACTACCATAAGCAACAGCAAATTGTACTACTGCGTTTGATGCGTCGTTAGTTGATTGTGGGTCTCTGTGGTGCACGTTAACATAATAATCACCAGACTGCGAAACTTGTGCTGATGAAGTGAAAAATCCTATTCCAGTAGATCCTCCGAAGGATTGAGAATATGGATTCATGTTTTCTGACCATATCGGTTGTGAGACTGTTTGAGTGTCTCCTGGTACGATATCGTCGTCTTGAAATGCTTTATAAATTTGTGCCATTTTTTATTTTTTATCTCACTGTGTTAAGTGGAGTTGATGTTGATATGTCAAGTGCACTGAAGTTTGTTGGATCTACCGTGATCACCATTGTTTTAAAACCACCAGTTTCGTTTCCTACAATTGTAAGAAGACATTTTAATGTTTGTGTTAATCTGTTTTGTGGTTTTGGAGTAATAACAAACTTAGTACCGGTTCGTGTTATTGTCTTACCTGCCGTTGAAATACCTGATGTTTCATCATCAATAAAGCTCGTTGCAGCTCCTGCTGCCTCTTGCGCTACACCTGCAGCTATTGTAGAACCTATTGCTTGTCCAGCTCTCGATATTGCACCATCTGATGCAACTTCTATTGTAGCAACTGTATCGTCGCTCAATATTGCAGTGTATCCTAACGTCGTATTAGCTCCAGATAAATTTAATGTTGAAGGAACAACGTTGATTTCTTGAGTTAGTGAAGTAAAGGTGATTGCAGCTGGTGTTATGCTTATGACGGGAATACCGATTACGTCCTTTGGTAAAGTAATTAGCTTGTATCTCATCATTTGAGTTTCGTCAGGAAGCGCTTCTAAAACCGGCATATCTTCAATAACCTTTCCATAGTAATTAGTTCCTAACGTATGAGCAGGGTTCCATAAATCGTAATCGATTTCGTCGTCGGCTAATGCGAATTTTGTTATGTTCAGCCTGCCACCGGCTGCTAATATTTCTCGACCCTTGTTTGTTAAAATGGCGTCGACTGTGACTGTTGTATTATCTAAATATCCCACGTGTGAAAGTTTACTTGTTGTTTTCTATAAATATATCGTATTTGAGAAAAGTGCTATCTTATCTCAAATGTACCCTTTTGTGATGCTGGTTTGGCTGCTAATACCTTACCACCTCCTACAGTTACTGTGATAACTGGACCTTTATCCACGGTATCGTTGCTATCTACGTTGTAATCTGTGGATGTCAATTTGCATCCATTATATCTAGCGTTCATCATTCCAGTTGCTGCTCTAAGATGGAAGTCTTGCATTTCAGCTCCATAATTTAATGGCTGTACTATTAGATCATCAATTGCAACAAATCGATCATCTCCATCCTCACTTGCTGCTATCTTTATTCCTAAATCATAACCATCCGCTCTTGTAATATACTCAAACGGTATTTCGTGATAGGCAGTTGATGTTGCTGAAATTTCTTGAGTGAATGCGCTACTGAATCCTCCAAAATGGAGGCTAGCTTTTGCGGATGTTCCGGAACCTCCATTATTAAAACGTACTACCCCAGAAACTCTATATCTAAAATCTTCTGTATTATCTCTACCTTCACGCTCATTAAAAAAGGCGTTTAGTAAAACTGATCCCGTAGCCGGAGTTCCTCCTCCACCCTCGACAAACCAATTCAATCCATTATAAGGACCATCTCCAGTTCCAGTACCTACACTAGCTGACGTTTTATCTGGACCCGCTATTGACCAGTGATAGGAAGCTTGTAATGGATTGTTAGACGTTGTTCCTAATATTGATTGTGATATATTAAGACCAAATCTTTTTGTCCAATCATTTCTTTGTAAAGCAGCTGCTGTTGAGAATTGATCCTCTGTAGATGCTGTGTAAAATTGTGAAAATGCTTTGTGTGCAAATATGTCTGTGTTGTAGAGTGGATCACCTACGTTACTCTCCTGACTAAACCTGCTATTCATAATTGCAGGTTGCACTGGGAACCATGTATCGTAGCGACCTCCAGTTACTGCTGTTAATGATCCGGCACTACTACCGGTGTACATGTATGTTGTATATATATACTTAGAACCATTGTTTCTAGAATCCCATCCAGCTCCATTAATACCTAAATCAATTTCACCAGCAAATAGTTCATCACCCTCTCCTCCTAAAGGTTTCAATGGTTTTAGAGGTTTACCTTCTTGCACAACTGGACCAAATGAGCTATCGTGAATGCTTTGTGTAACTGGTATTGAACCATCCTCTCCTTGATACTGCACCTCCGGCACAAAACTCGTTACAATTAAATAATCACTCTGATCACCGCCTATAGTTCCCTCTGGTACATAGTCCGGTTCTGGGTTGTGTTCTGTATGACCGTCTTGTACAACTCCAGTTGGTGGAAACACGTTTCGTAAATCCAATTCAGCTTCATAATGCGCTTCCTCCACTTCTGGAGGCATTACTCCCTCCTTACTTCTCTCAATTATAAGCGGTTCAATAACTAATCCCGTTTGTGTATTTGCACGATATGGTACAAATTTCTTGATTAGTTTGAACATAGCTGCATTATAATGTTGCAGTAATCTTATATACTCGTTTGGTTTATTCTTCTTATCATACTTCCTACTGTACTCAAATTGTAGTGTTTGTAGGTCTGGATAATCATCTAATTTTAAGTGAGATGGATCTCCTATAAAGTCATCAATACTAATACCTCCAAATTGTTCAGCAATATCTTGATTAACTTCATCACTCGGTGACAAGTAAATACCCAATCTTGGGCTGTCTGGTGGGTTATCATCTGTTAACGCTCTCTCAATGCTAGTGTTTCTGTATAATGTATTTCCTGCAGCAGCTACTTCGTCGATTCTAATCTTTTTGCTTATGCTTCGATTGGCTCCTAAATCTGGCCATTCTAGCGAATTTTTCTCTACAACTGCAATGTAAGCTGAGCTTGTTACGTTATAAAACGATGCGGTAACAGTGTTGTTATTGCCTGGGCCTTTTGTTTGATTTGGATGTTGAGATCTGAAACTTGCTGTTGCTGGATAGTGGTCGTCTAGTGTTTTTTTGTTGTCACTACCTAAACACAATCTCCAAAACAGCGAGTCAAAGCTCGAAGTACTTCCAGTGAATACATCATCAGTGTTTCCTTGGAAACTTGTTGGTGATAGTGCGTGGTTGTCTAAGATTGCATCTTGCAACGGAGCACCCCAATATCTAAACTCTTGAACGCTTCCAGATAGTAGATCCATCGAATGCGATTGTGCTAATGTGTAGGATCCACTTCCAGGTATCCACAATTCCCCCACTTTGAGAAATCTCTCATTATATGAGCCACTTGTTGTTCCGTTTATGGATAATGAACAACTAACCGTACGTACTACTTTATCGTAATTGACTACTTTCTCAATTAACGTATAAACTTGATTGTCTGTGGCAAGATCTGTTGCATTTTCTCTTCGCAGAGCTATGTGGTGAAACGCATTGTAAACACCCTCCTGATCATCATATAACGACGAACTTAAACTCGCAGTAGCGTATGTGTTTGCACCACTTCCACTTATGAATATACCTAAATGGTTTCCACTACCACTTTTAAATGCTCTAATCTTCCACTGACCTGGGACCTCCATGATCGTCTGATCTTTTGTCTCCCCATCATTCATACGAACTCGGAGTTCAATAGTCTCCGGCATTCGTGATGTATTAGGCATTATTCTCCACGGACTTTTAATCTGTTGAGCTGGTAGTCCGGACGTTTGTCCGTTGTATCCTACAATAAATGAGAAGTAAGATCGATTGAATATGTAATCCGATTTCTTGTCAAAGCTACCTTCATGACCTCCATACTCTCGTATTCGTAGCATTGTGTCAGGAATACCGAAGCATGTTATAATTGCTCTAATACAACGCTCAGTTCCTTTAGTTCTTAGTAGGTATGGTAGGTTATTGATTAACCTTTTCCAGATACCTTTCATTGTCAACTCTGTTGTTGTTTCGTATGCAGTGTCAATACTACCAGTAGCGTCTGTTCCTAATGCATACTTCCACAACTCATCTAATGATTGTCCATTCTCAAATTCAAATCCAAAATTTTGACCTATTAAATATAAAAGATCTTTACTTAGACCTTCGGATATTGACTCTTGTCTATTATTTTGAAAAGTTGATTGTTTGATGTAAGGTAGTATTGCATCAAAATAATGCCCCATAACATCAACTAATCTCGTATATGTTTCGTTTCCTGCATCCTCTACAATGTGGGCAGGTGTAGCTTGTTTGAGTGATTGTATGTTATTGTTGTCATACAAGCTAGCAGAGCTTATTATTCCAGCAACCCACTCTTGAGCGTTTGAGGAAGAATAAGAATATAATGTGTACGGTTTTGTTAAAGTAGATTTTGGCCATGTGGATGGATAAAACTCACCAAAACTGCTACTTTCATAACTAGCTGATTCATAGTAAAGATATTTTTCATATCCATCAAATCCACCTATTAACGCACTCCGTTTAGTTTTATTTGTGTTAATGTTTGTTGTAAATGCTGCACTTGAAGATGCTGCTGAGCCTGCTAATCCAGTTAAATCCGTTGTTAATGCAGCAATTCGTGCTGTGTATGATTCAATTAATCTGATTTTATGCTCGAAGTTTCTTAATCTCTGTTCTGCTGATCCGTAAACTATAAAATTATCAAACTTACGATAATCAACATTCAAATCAATACCCTCAACTAACGATCCACTTTGCAATCTATCTTGTATTTGGAAAGCCACATTGCTGTCGGTTCCAACTAAATCTTCTTTGTCTTTATAATTTGTTGAGATTCCAGTTCTCTCTTTAGCGAAAATCTCAAAGTTAGGTCCTGCTATCCGCTTTAACGGTGGTACAAGACTTGGTGGTTTTATAGTTAAACTTGTCTCAAAGTCATCACTAACCTGCTGCGCTAGCCACAACTCATCACCAACAAGAATATCACCTGGAATTGGTGATCGAAGTTTGAAGATGATACTATATGGGTTGTCTTCTATTGTGAATCTATCTTGCACATAATCGAAGACTTGTACACCCGATTGCGCAGTTTTGAATAAGAATAAATTGGTTATTGTTTTACTCTTTTCTAACTCAAACAATCCATTACCAAACGCTTCAATAAAAGTACTATTGTCTAATGTAGCTGAGTAAACAGGACGTACCCGTAACTCCATTCCATTAGCACTAATCTCTTGAACAACTAACTTATGTCCATCTCCAGATCCTAATATGTTTCTGTGAAATTTATAAACAGTTCGATATCTACCTGCAATATAACCTAACTCTTGAATGTGTTTTTCAACGTCTAAGGTGATTGTGTTTTCACCGAGTTTACTTTCAATAGTGTATCCAGAAGTTCTGTAGTTGGTTCCCAGATACTCATCTGCTTGATTATATAAATCAATTCGTACAGCATCGTTTGGGTAGGAACCTGCTGATTGTGGGAATAAGCCAAATCCTTTGACTTTTCCATCCATCTCTGCTAAATTTACATCAAGAGTAGTTTGGATATTGTCTGGAGAAGCTGTTTGTGTTGGTTCTTCTTCGACCTCTAATATGACCGGTTTCCTTTCAAAATCTTCAACAACTTTTCCTTTTGACTTGCTTATAGCCTGCTCAGCTCGCCCTTCTCTTTTCTTGCGTCTTCGTGATTGTTGATTGTCTTTTTTACCGTATGCCATTAGATGAGTCTTACCTATAAATAGGTGGGAATTAATAATTAGTAGCCTGCAATCCCGCCTCCACCTTCGCTTTCGTTATTTTCAGGACGTGTTGGTTCTGGTGTGATATCAGACGCATTAGCTATGTCGTCTGCAGTTACATCTTCATCTACTCCTTCTTCCTCAAGCGCTGCTTGTCTCTCCTCTTCTAAGATTGATTGCTCTGCTATAAACCTTCCATTACTCAATGCACCATCACTATCTTTAATGATTGGTGTCTCTTCACGAGTTGGTTTCTCACGTGTGAGTATGAAGTCATTCTCTGCTTCGATTTCTGTATTAACTCTTGCGGTTAATGATGCTTTTGGACGTGGTGGTAATCCGCTTGGTTGTATTAAACTGTAAGCAAACTTTCCAGGTTCTGATGTGTTATGTACATCACGAAACAAGTCTTCTTTAGCTAATCCTGCAACAGTAGAAGTGGCAGGTGGTATCGCATATGTTGTATGATTCTCAGAAGCTATGTCTCTGTTTGGTACAATTTGTAATTTCATTTTTGTTATTGCACAACGTGGATTACCGTACTCGTATAATGGATTAGGTGAAGTCCGTGTACCAGTGCTATTAACTTCGTACAGTGAGTTATAAATTGTACCCTTTGTCCATCCCTTACTCTCAGGCTGTTCGTCAGTTCGAGCAGGTGATGTGTTTATAAAACGAACTGCGACACTCATTGCAGCCGTGTCGGGTGGTATTGAGGTTGTGTTGCCAACTGCGAAGAATGCAGATGCGCCTCGCTCTTCTACTCCTTTATACTTTTGACTATCTATGATTATTTCTCGATAATTAAACTCGTCTATTTTTTGCCACAATTCTTTTGGTATCATTCTACCTTGCTCATAATAACCCTGACCTAATCTACTCAATACCCAAGCTGCGTTTTTGTCTATTGTTGTTAGTGGTAGTTGAGGTCTGCCTATTTCACTCATTGCTCCTTGTCCGTTTACTGGGAAAAAGAAAGGTGTTAATGCTGTCGTTGTTGTGTATGTTCGTCCAAATACTTGAATAGGGTTTGCGTTGTTTTCAAAGAATTGAAATATCGGAAACAGTGTTAATGGAAAATTCACCTTCTCTTTGACTGCCCACAAATCCTGAATCACAGGACCTTTGATCACTTGCTTCTTTAAGGTTTTTTCAGATTGATCTATGAATTTTATTTCGATTTCTGTTTGATCGTCAGTAATAGGTACAATCTCTATTGCTGTTCCTTCATCAGGTATTACTTTTTTTGTTTCCGACGATGGCTCCTGCTCTAATGAACCTCTAAAAGTTGCTAAATCCCTAACGTACCAACTGTATTCATTTTGTTCACCATCAACTGTTGCTCTAATTACAAACCTAGATATAGCGATTCCGACATATGCAAAAAACTGGGATGTTAGGTTTCCTACTCCAGCTACCTTTCCTTGGATTAAATTTGCTAAATTTGGTAACTCCACTCTTTGTGTAAACTTAGCTGTTGCGGATTCTCCAAATTGTATTGGATTTCTTGTGAAGTATGTCAACATATTATTTTCTATGTTCATTTCATGCTTCAGTGGGACTTGTGATGTAGATTCGTTTCTATTGTATTCATCAATCCAAGCAGCTCCTGGGAAAAATCCTTGTGGAGTTTCTGTATTTGGATCGTAATGTGATAAATCTTCATTAGCAATAATATTTGATGCTTGTGTACTTGTGTTGTACCAATACATCCATTGCGGTATTTCTGTTGGAAAGGCTGGTTGTGTTATGTCACCTACGTTTGAGTTAGCACTAAGCCATTTCTCATACATTGGATAAAACAAATTTGTCTTTCCAACTGTTGTGAAGTAAAACGGATATTGCTTAATCTCCATTGAACCGGTAGCTACGGTAAATTCTCCTAACGTGGAGTCACCTGCTACATCATAAGTTTTACCACACGTTTGAGTGGACACTAAGCCCATCTCATCATCCCACGCATCCATACCACCATCACCATCGCCATTAGACAAAACATTAACATACAAGCTTGGATGGCTTTCAATATCGATCACCTCCACAACAAGCGGAATTGTAGTTGTAGTACCATACTCATTGCTTATTTCACAAACATACTCTCCGATAATAATCTCGGTAGCTTGTTCTCGTGTAAATTCAATAGTATTTGTACCTTTGTAATTATGTTGTTTGTTAAATTGAACTAGGGGTTGATTGTTT